TTAATTACAAATACATTAGATTTAAAAAATTATGTAATCGAAGTTAAACCTGCATAAGTATCCATTCCTCCAAAAAAACCAAAAAGACAGACAAAAGGATACATTCGTGAAGCATATGAATACGCAAGAAATCAAGCAAAATGGAAAATGGCAAAAGAGTTTTGTGCTGATCGTCAATGGGAATTTAAAGTTGTAACAGAAAAAGAATTAGGAGTATGAGTAGACTCGATCCAGTAATGAAAAACCTTATCGGTACTGAAAGTGCTGATGATTTAGCACAGGAAATACTTGGTGTATTGACTGAAGGTAGTAATGTACCCGAAGCTGGAAACTTCTACGTCTTTGTATATAAACCAAAAACACCTAATATCGCATATGACGAACATCCACTCGTCGCAGTAACAGATGTATTTCAATGGGGTTTTCGTGGATTAAATTATCATTGGGGTGAAATGAGACAATATACCTTCCCAGAAGTGGTTGGTGGGTTGTATAAAGTAGATGAAATGGAGTTAAGAGATTTAAGAACTCTTCCTTTTGTCAAAATACGTCTAAATAGTTAAAAAATTAGGTCGATATGTCAAGTAATCGTAAAGCGAACAATTCAATAAAAAGAAGAGAGAGAAATGGACAGTTAACTAGAGCTGAGTTAAAGAAAAAATATGGTTCGTTCGGTTCTTTTCGTGAAGACCCAGAGGATAATAGACAATATCAATTAGATAGTGGAGCACTTAAAAGTAAAATGCAGGGAGATCCAAAATCAACTGCAAAGTCAAAATTTTTAGGTAGCTCTGGAACAGTTGGCGATTATAAACAGAATCAAACAAATCAAACAAAATCTAAAAAATTAAATCCTTCTTATTTAAGTTATCCAGTAAAAAGAAATGCAAGTGAGCAAACAGGAGATACTTTTCTGATCAAGTGCTTGGAATATGTTCCACCTAAAACGGGTATGGGATTGGGTGTATCGTTTGATGAATTGAAATATGATAAAGGTAAAGGTTATGATGGAAGTCAAGGAGGAAGAGCATTTAGGGGAACAGAGAAAGCAGATGATGTAGGAACAGCAGCGTATAAAGCCGTTAATTTTAAAGTAAACTATAGCAATGCTCATGATAGAATGACTAATGCAAATGGTTTGCCAGGACTTCAGCAAGATAAGATAACAAAATATTATATTGAATTACCGATTCCACAGGAAGTAAATGATTCCAATAGTGTTACTTGGGGAGAAGATAGTTTAAACATATTTCAATTAGCTGGATTAGCTGCTGCTCAAAACCTTATGAAAGAACCTGGCAGATCATTTCAAGCTGTAGCAGAAGTACTTCAAAAAGGCATTCCATTACCAGAATTAGATGAAAATACAAAAAACGCAGTATTAGCAGGTATTAGTGGTCAAGCTATAAATGCTCTTGGTGGTAATGTAAGTCCTGGTAGTGTAATTGCTAGGTCAACTGGTCAAATTTTAAATAGTAATTTAGAACTACTTTTTCAAGGGGTAAATTTAAGATCATTTCCTTTTAGTGTTACTTTCTCCCCAAGAAACTATGAAGAAACTGAAAGAGTAAGACTCATAATAAGATACTTGAAGCAGACTATGGCACCTAAAACTGGAAATGAAGGTGGACGAATGGGTACATTTTTAAAATCGCCCGATGTATTTTCACTTCGATATTTACATAATGGTCAAGATCATCCGTTCTTAAATAGTTTTAAGTTATGTGCTTTGACAGGTTTGTCTGTAAATTATACTAATGCTGGAACATATGCAAGTTACTCAGATGGTACACCTGTTAATATTAGATTAAATATGTCATTCAAAGAATTAAATCCAATATACTCAGAAGATTACGATGGTGGCGACGCAGGTGGAGGAGTTGGTTACTAATGAGTTACTTCAGAGAATTACCAGATATAGCATATCAATCTCCATTATTACATAAGAATTCTTCTACTGATTATCTTATCATAAAAAATATATTTCGGAGATCAAAGTTATTTGATTATTTAAAGGAAAACGTTTTACTATTCAATAAATTTGTTATAGGTGATGGTGATCGACCTGATACTATTGCTGAGTCTTTATACAATGATGCAGGTTTGGATTATGTAATTATTTTAGCAGCAGGTATTACTAATATCCATAATGAATGGCCACTTCAAGATTATCAAGTATATGAATATACACTTGAAAAATACGGTTCAGAAGTAAAGATGAATGAAATTCATCATTATGAAACTTTTGAGATTAAAGATGATAAAGGAAGATTAATATTACCATCAAATTTAATTGTAGATGAAGATTTTAAAATTGATGGTACGGCTTCAAAATATCCAAGAACTACAAGATATATATTGAACTCTGACGCAGGTAATACACAACTCGATGACAAAGATGAATTTTCTGTAAAAACAGATAATATCGCATTCCCAGTTACTAACTTTCAATATGAAATCACTGAAAATGAAAAGAAAAGAGAAATAGATGTTTTAAAACCCTCTTATATTGGCACTTTTGTAAATGATTTAAGAGATGTTGTAAGATATTCTAAGAGTTCTAGTTATATAAATTCTACTCTTGCTGCTACAGAGAATACAAACGTAGTTAATCCATAAAAAAAGGAGTCCGAAGACTCCTACTTAAAAATTAAGTTAATCCAAGCTGCTATTACTAAGAGAGTAAGGCAGAGTTGATTATATTTCATTACTCCTCTGCAAGTTTAGCAAAGTAGGATAATGCATCATCCTCTTCTTCTGCTACCGCAGGAGTGGGTTTTGATACAGCAGCAGTTACTAACTCTTCTGCTTCTCCACGATCAATGTCCTCTTCCTCGAACTGTGGTGCAGCGGACTTCTTATTTCCAAGAACATAATCTAAACGAGTTTTTAACTCATCATAGGTTTTGAACTGGTCTGGTGCGACAATCTCAGAAAGAGAGAATTGTTTTTTCCAGAGTGCTTCCATTGCATCATCATCATTAAGTAGAGGACTTGGTGATGCAAATTCAGAACTATCATAGTTTCTGTATCCTGCAACATTCTTTGCCTTTAACTTGAAGTTAGCACCTTGCCAAAAATCGAATGGATCAATTGCTTCTTCATCCTCAAACTCAGGTTGCATCGCTGCAGTAAGTTTGTCAAAGATTTTCTTTCCATACTTGTATAGAAATACTTTACCTTCATTCTCAGGATTCGCAGGATCTTTCACAACATAGATGTTAGAAATGTAAGTTAATTTACGCTTCTGTTTTCTTGCTGTTTCTTTTCCAGCATCAGTACCATTGTTCCAGAGTAATGAATTATACTCGGAAACTGGGTCTTTCTGTCCAAGAGTGGTAAGTGAGTTCTCAATGAACCAACCACCAGGACCTTGGAATGCGTGTGAATATAGTTTTACAAATGGTAAATCTTCACCTTCGGGTGCAGGTAGAAATCTGATAACAGCATAACCGTTACCGCTTTTGTCTACATCTAACTTCCAGATACGGTCATCAGTGTTACCGCCCGTGTTGTTCATCTTCTCGACTTCTTTTACTAACTTTGCTGTTAGTGAGCCAAGTTTAGATTGTTTTTTTAGGTCTTTAAAAGACATTTGGATACCTCGGATAAATTGGATATTTTGGATATTTGGATTATAACAGATTAATAATCAATTGTCAATAGAGTTCTTAAGGTTCTCAATAGTATTTGACATACCAGAGAATAATAACAACATATCAGTTCCTTCTGGGAATCCCATAAGTTCAACTGATTTTTGCAAATGATTCTTAAGGTCTATTGCTTCTTTATCATCAGAAAGACTAATGCGAGTGTACATTACTTTTTGTCTTTCTAATAATTCAGTAAGTCTTTCAATGTGTTCAACTTTATCATCACGACTAAAAGTTCCAAACTTCATTGCATTCTTGTAAATAGACAATTGCAAATCGTTTATCTCTTGTAGTTCTTCACGAACTATGTCTGAATCGAAAAAATCACTCATTTACGATTTCCCGTAGTATTTTTTTAAAGTTGAATACATTAATATTTAGGAAAGGTTTATACTTCCTTATTTTTAAACTTACGGTTTCCCATACGGGATCAAGTAGTTTCTCATCAAACTTTTCTGAGAATGAAAATATTATATCATATATTACAAAAGTTTCAAGTGAGATATTCCCACCTAGAAATTTCTTTAAAATGATTGGATGTCCTTTCCCACACTCAAATAATTGTTCTAGATTATTTTCTTCTAATAACTTTTCTGATTCTTCTTTAAATAAGTAAGAGATACTCTGTTTTCTTCTCATCCAATCTGCATATGTTCTTTCACCAGAATTGATAATTTCACCAATCCACAGGTTATTTGGATTATCTGTAGTCACAAAGTTGGCAAGTAAAAAGTCAACTATCTCACCATCAGAGTATTTTCTAGATGTTTTCTCGAACCAGTACTTATCTTTTCTTTTATTAAAAGATGCCATAGTTGCACGAGATTTACCACCATATCGAAAAAAGTCATACTTACGGTTAGTAAAATGACTTTTCATTGATAGATATGACTGGTAGGTTTCAAATGGTGTCACTTTCATCATCTTCCTCTTCACTATCTAATTCTGTAATTGAGTCAACAGGAACTTCTGCTTCTCCTATTCGATACCAATGTTGGTCAACACCAATACTATCAGGTCTAACACCCAAGTATTGTAGATCACGGAAAGAATGCTCACGAAGCATCGCTTGCAATCTCCAATGAATTAATTCTGATTTTTTCATTATAAAGGCAGTTTTGCTCTTGATGTAGGTTTCATAAAATTAAGACGGGTTGCATCCCATTTTAATCTTTCTTTTAAAGGTTTGGATATTAACTTCGATACTGATTCTACCTCAATATTGTTAGTTTCGCAATAGTAACAGATTGCATCAATATAATTGAAGTCTTCCTCTTCTGCTACAATCTTTTCGATTTCCATTGCAAATTTTGAAGGTGTCAAG